ATTTATCTAACTCTGGTAACAGATTCATTACATTCCCTGCACGTGGATCTTCAAACAATGGTAATGATGTTTTCTCACTAGCTTTTAAAAAATAAAAACCAGAGATATGACCATTCCAATGAGTGTGTAAAGTATGGTGTCCACCCCCTTTTTTAGCAAATTCTTGTACCCACATTTCTGTAGTAAACAATTGATGACCTGACATATCAAAACCCATTTCAATCAATAAGTTGTGAGCTGTTGCACCAATATAATTTTGTAATTCTAAAAAGTCAGGGTCTCCAATTAAAGATGTTGAATGGAATACATGACCCATGTCTCCTTTATCACCAAACTTTTTATTACGTTTATCTATTGCTGGTTTTAAATTTTCTTTAGATGCTTCAATATATTTATCGGATGCATCGTTTAATTTCTTTTCAAACTCTGGTGCATCTGCAAACCATATAGGACATTTAAAATAATCTTCCCTAAATAATTGAGTAGGGTAAGTTATGGCTTTTGGTTTTTTCATTCTTTTTTTCTTCTTTTTCATATTTCTCCTTTATTGAAATGGGTATCCTAAATTCCAGATAACCAAACTGTTTCGTTCACCACTTTTAACTGGACATACTCTATGCCATACAAAAGAAGGAAATACAACCAAAGATCCTTTAGGGAGTATCTCTGTACATTTTTTAATGTTAGGCTTTTTATCTGGATCCATATTTCTAAAATCAAATTCTAGTTCTCCACCTTTATAATCTTTTGGATCTGATAGAGTAACGGTTACAGATAATTTTCTAACTTTTCCGTGCGATGGATCTCCCTGTTGTCTTTGATAAGGTTGATCCCAGCTATCGCAATGCCAATCATAATACTGGCCTTTTTTATATTTTGTAAATTGACAAGACTCAGAATAATCCCAATTAAAATTCCAACCTGCTGATGCGTTTGCTTGATGAACATAAGGTTGTATTTCTTTATAAACCCATCTATCATTCATCCAAACAATGTCTGAGTTTCTTTTTGTTTTTAAATCTTTAACTTGTTTTGCATTTAATTTTTTAGAATCACCATAACCACCAGTGACTGCCATTTGATCTTGAAGTTGTTTTCCGTATTTAGAAATATCATCACAAATACGTTCCGGGATTGCTGATTTAAAATACCAATAATAATTAGTTAAGTTCATAATTCTGTATGAACATGTTTTATCATTTGTTATGAGATTGTCAATATTACGTTTGATATTGATAACGTATCATTACAATACCTGGACCACCTGTTCCACCTGTTCCACTGTTAGCACTACCTCCACCACCACCAGTGTTTGTTGTTCCAGCACATCCTGGATTATTACCTCCACCACCGAAACCACCAGCAGCAGTTTCAGGTGTTCCAGCTCTAGGTCTACCTGCACCACCACCTGCAAAATATCTTGTTGAACCTACTGGACCTGCTGTTCCATAACTAGGTGCGGTTGGTCCTACAAAAGCGTCCGCAATAAAACTTCCATCACCACCAGCAGATGTACTAGGAGCTGGAGTTCCTCCAGCTGTGCCAGCACCACCTCCACCACCACCATATGCATTACATCCTATACCAGAAACACCACCATTATTACCTTGAGGAGGACTAACTGGAGGAGTGTTTCCTGTTCCACCTGCCGCCGTACCTAAACTAGGTGGATTATAAGCATCATCTCCCCAAGAAGCACCACCACCAGAACCACCAGGTGAACCTGTTCTTAAAGGTGAACCACAGTTATTACCACCACCCGCTGCACCACCACCAGTCGATGTTATTGAACTAAATACTGAATCATTTCCTCCACTACTTCTTGGTGTTGGAGTTGTTCCAGGAGCGCCTCCACCACCTCCTCCAACTGTTACAGAATAAGTTTGAACTGAAACTGCTAACCCACTTGGGTTAGCTAAAGGAGATGTTGTTGGTCCTGGTAAACCTAAAGAATTTGACATTCTAAATCCACCTGCTCCACCTCCACCACCTTGTTGAGCTCCACCTCCAGCACCACCTGCAACCACAAAATAATCTACTGTATTTAATGTAGGACTACTAGCTGAAGAAGTTACTTCAAAATTTCCTGATGCTGTAAAAATATGTGTTTTAAAACTTCCACATGTCACCACAGCATTACCACCTGTTGCTTCTATAAATGCTGTTGCCGGCCATGTTCCTTGACTCTGTGCACTAAATTGACTTTTCATTGACCACACACCACTTGCTTTGTTTAATTCTTTTACGACTACGATTCCTGAACCGCCTGCTCCACCTGTTCCACCGCTAGGGTTTATAGACGTAGTTCCACCACCTCCACCACCTTGATTGGTTCCCCCTGCTGTTCCATTATTTGTACCAGTATTATCAGGAGATCTACCTGCGTCTCCACCACCACCTGGTCCTCCATTACCTCCATTAATAGGTGCACATCCAACTGTCGCAAAATAATGACCTCCACCACCACCTCCAGCTACAGTACTTAATGGAGAAGGTAT